AAGTTTGATGGCTTACTTAAAGAAGGGCAACATGACTGGATGCACTTCTTGGGCACAAGTAAATTAGAATGGGCATTGTTATTAACAGACATTCAAAGAGCTGTTCGTAAGTATGTTAATCCTAATTTTACTATATCGTTTGACTGTGCTAGTCCGTTCTTAGCAACTGCTAACGGACAAGTATATCATCAAATTGATATTGAGGATCGTAAGAAATGGTGTTATCGTATGAGTGCTATTGTTGACGATAAGAAGTATGCTAAAGATACACGCAAATTCAGTAACGCTGTATTACAAGATAAATTAATTCATCACTTTGATGATAGCCCTGTTAGTGATAATTTACAGATTAAAGATATTTGTATCTATGCTCCAGGCGACCTAAATAAGATAGGTAAAGAAGGTAAAACATCTTGGGATTCATTTAGTTACGCATTACTAATGGGTCATAATGTTTGGCTACATTTAGAATCAGTACAACGTGCTAATCGCGAATATGATGCTGGAAAATGTCCTGATATGTTAGTAGATGAACGCTTTGATAGTTTATATTTTAAAGATGTTGTGGAAGCTATATTTGCGGCTCCGGATCGAGAAACTGCTATTGCTATCATTGATATGTATGATAAGTTTTGGCAAAGCATTATTGGTACTCGCGGAGCAACAGGTAAGAAAACTGTTAATGCCAGCACTATGTTTAACAGTTTATTTGAAGCAGAAGTAGATGAACATCCTATTGATGATTCTGGATTAGACGAAACTAAACTTGACGAATTGGAGAATAGTAATGATTGAAAATCGTATTAAGCATTTAGAAGAAGAACACCATAAGTTGGATAAAAAAATTGACGGATTAGAAAGTACTGGAGTATTTGATGACGTTGAATTAACTGATTTAAAAAAACAACGCTTACATATTAAAACACAAATTGTAACCCTTAAACAAGATAACGCCGAAAACGTTCCAATTAGTACAAAATAAAATGAAAAGTCTTATCGTAGGTATGGGCATTGGTAATTTGTACAAAGATGTACTTACCAAGCTCGGTCACGACATTATTACAGTAGATACTAATCCAGCAGTTAATGCCGACTTTACGGAATTAGAGCCAGCAATGTTAAGTGGACCTTTTGATACTGTGCATGTTTGTACTCCTAATTTTACACACGAACAAATAGCTCGGCTTGTTGCTCCATTAGCTCGCATTGTGTTTATCGAAAAGCCAGGAGTTGAATCAGAGTTAGCTTGGTTGAATTTGACTCAAGATTTTTCTGATACACGATTTATGATGGTTAAGAACAATATGTGGCGTAGTAATATTGCTGAGTTAGCGGCATCAGCAAGTAAAGCAAAAACAGTAAACATACGATGGATTAGAAAGAACTGTATACCATACCCAGGTAGTTGGTTTACTATTCGCAAGTTAGCATACGGAGGTGTTAGTCGAGATTTAATGCCCCATCTATTAAGTCTATATATTGCTATGAATCCTAAATGGCAAACCGAATCAGTAAATGGTAAGGGTGCACAAATGATGTGGGAGTTATCAAATATTGACAGTACAGAATACGGTGTTATTAATCGCAATGGTACATATGACGTCGATGACCAATGCCATATCGACTTTGGAAGTAAATGGGGATGCCAAGCTAACTGGCGTAGCATAGATGTAGAAGATAGTTCAATTGAATTCATCTTCCAAGATAACACCAAAGAACGTTTTGAACTTGGCTGGTGTCCCGAAGAAGCATATAACAATATGATCGTTGATGCTGTAGACAATGTAGATAACAAAGAGTTTTGGAATGTTCAACTTAAACAGGATCTATGGATCCACAAACAGATAGAAACACTATGAATGTAAAATTATTAAAAACAGTCGGCGATGGCAAGTTTATCGAAACAACCTGGCTTAAACCCTATATAACAGATGACGAGATCGAAGTTAAATCTATTTTAACTGGCGTATGCCGTTCAGACATTGATATGATGACGGGTAGTTTTGGTCCGTTACCTGATAATATGCAAGGACATGAAGGTGTTGGGCAAGTAACTAACGTAGGTGCGTTAGTTAATGACATTGCTATAGGTGATTATGTAGCTACACGCGGCGAGCCTGCTTATGCCGACTACTATAATGTTAAACAACAAGAATGGGTTAAAATTCCTAGTCCGGATCCTAAATACATCATAGAACCTGTTGCTTGCGGAATAAATTTGATTAGACAAGCACAACCTGAAATTGAAAAGCGTTCAGGCGATATACTAATCTTAGGCAGTGGATTTCTAGCGTGGGTAGCATATAACACGATTAAACTTGATAAATTTAAAAATAATATTGATGTTGTTGGGCGTAGTAACAAAGATATTTGGAATGATATATTATTAGAATCTATTCCAGATAAGAAATATGATATCGTTATTGACTTGAGTAATGGAACTGATATATTCGATAAGGATATACTAGCTAATCAAGCACTAATCATTTTTGGAGCACAAAAGCAAGTAACTACAGATTTTAGCAACTTACTTTGGAAAGCCTGTACTATGATATTCCCAAGTCCACGTAATCCAGAATTTACGTGGGTTATGAAACGTGCGGCTTATTGGATCGAGTCTGGACAACTTGACGTTGACAAATTCTGGTCTAAGTGTTATAATCGTAGTACAGAATGGCAACAAGCGTTTGCGGATGGTAAGGACCGTCCAAGCGGTTACAGTAGAGGTTATATCAAGTGGGATTAGACACTAACGAACGTCAAGCGGCAACTTATTTTGTAGGATTTGAAGTCGAGCATACTATTTGCTATGGTATGAAAACACTATTTGTAGTTGGAACTCCTTTTGTTACTGAAATTATAGACAAGGCCATTACCAACGAATGTAGGCACGTTTACTTTGGTACCAGTCAAAGTTTTAATCCTGAAGAGATTTCGCAAGCAGAATATCGTGCGTGGGATGAAGTAATTCTTCCGTTATTACAGTTAGGATACTGGGTTAGTTTAGATTTTGATGTTAAACACTCAGAAGGTATACTTGAATCTGGATACTGTGAATATGAACGTTTTGTTCCTATGATTAGTGTTAAGCTACCTTATATTAAACAGTTTAACTATAATGCTACACTTAAAATTGATGACACTACATGGGGTGCTACTAATCCTGGAGTATGGACACATCAGTTACACGACTTAATGGCTAACGACAAATATACATACTGGGATCAGTATACCCAGGATACGGAGATCAAATAATGGATCAAAGACAACAAGCATTAGCAGAACAAGCCAATCGCATTAAAGAAAACGCAGAGCGTAAGATTTGGGTTACATTCCGCAAGGAAGGCATTCATAAATACCCAGCGGCCGCAACAGATCCAAACTTAGCCACAGGAGACGAATATGATGTATCATTCCTTGCTAATCCTCATCGTCACATTTTTCATTTCAGGGTGTGGATCGATGTCTTCCATAACGACCGGTGTATCGAGTTCATCCAGTTCAAACGCTGGCTCGAAAATCTCTATTCCTCCTCAAACAATAATAATTCCGTTTTAGAACTTGACTTTAAGTCCTGCGAAATGATCGCAGATGACTTGTATGTACAAATAGCCGCCAGGTATCCTGACCGTGCTGTATGGATTGAAGTAGCCGAAGATGGTGAGAACGGTTGCCTCATTAAATATGAACTTTCTCGCCCTAACCTAAGTATTAAATATTAAGGAAACAAAATGGGTAAGCAACATTACAAACCCAGTGCTCGCGCACTACAAACACACGATGATCTCACTAAGTTTTTAAATTTCTGTGTTGATTTCGGATATCGATTCAATGAAGGAGATTTATACAACTTCAAGGCTTATGCTTGGCAACAATACAACAAATTTATTCAAGGCAAAAATGCTAAGAATATGTGGGTTGAAGATGCACGTCGTTTAGGAAGACCGATTTGACCGTTTTCTTAATCGATCTCGAAGCAGTTTCAACCAGGTACACGGGTCAGTGGAAGACTCATGTACCTGAGTTACTACGAAAGGCAGGTCACAATGTTCAAGTTATCTCTGGTCCTCAAGACATTCCTAGTGCCACTACTCCTGGTGCTTTTCTTAATTTTGGTGGTACCAATATATACAAGGCTAACCAAGTTGAGCAAATGGGCCGTTTATTTTGCGCCGGATCAGTTAGTCCTGGTGATCATTTCATTTTTACTGATGCTTGGCATCCTGGCATCATAAATTTAAAATATATGAGTGAGTTGTTAAAGATTCCTGTAACTACACATGGACTATGGCACGCTGGCAGTTATGACCCGCAGGACTTTTTAGGTCGTTTAATAGGTGATGCTCCTTGGGTAAGACACGCTGAAAAGAGTTATTTCTTTTCATATGATCACAACTACTTTGCCACAGACTTTCACATTAAAATGTTTGCTAAGAACTTATTTGAGGTTGAAGACAATGGTGCCAATCCTTATGTAACGCGGTCAGGATGGCCCATGGAATATATGGAAACAGAACTAGCACCATATAAGAATTTAAAAAAGCGAGATTTGATTTTATTCCCACACAGACTTGCTCCTGAAAAGCAAGTAGATATTTTTAAAGATTTGGCTACTCGATTGCTCCAGTATGAGTTTGTAGTGTGCCAAGAGCAACAACTAACAAAACACGAATATCATACATTATTAGGCGAAGCTAAGATAGTGTTTAGTGCTAACTTACAAGAAACTCTGGGTATTAGTTGTTATGAAGGCGCATTACTAAATGCTATTCCATTAGTTCCAGATCGACTAAGTTATACTGAAATGTATCACAATCATTTTAAATATCCTAGCGTATGGACAGAAAGTTATGAACTATATGATACATATCGCCCAGACTTGTGTCGAGTTATTATGGAAGATATCGAAACATATGAAACTCGAGTTCCATATATAGAAAAACAAGCCGATAGTCTTACCAAATATTTTTTTACAGCAACAAACTTGTTAACAAATATAAAATGAAAATTTTAGCATTTCAAAATTATTCAAACTTATTGACTTGTAAACCTAAATAAGCTATACTAATACAAAGGAATATATAAATGATAACAACAGACAAATTGCTAGTAGAAGAAGCACCGTATCATCCTGGATACGAAGATGCTGTGATTAACCCAAAAGATGGTCGACCATTAAGCGTAGTAATTCGCGAAAAAATGATTGCCAATAAAAAGCGATTTTGGGCTGGGGACAACATTAGCGAGTATGTCAGCGAAAAAGATAAGAAACAATTAATCAACGAAGCTACACAAGCATTTGAAAAAGTGTTAGATAGTTTATTAATTGATCGTACATACGATCCAAATTCGAATGGTACAGCACGTCGGCTTGCTAAAATGTATTTTAATGAAATTATGGCTGGCCGCTATGAACCTGCTCCAGATTGTACAGCCTTCCCAAATAATAGTGAGGATAGATATGAAGGAATGTTGGTTATACGCAGTGAGTTGCGTAGTATGTGTAGTCATCACCATCAGCCTGTCACAGGTGTGGCCTACATTGGTATCATTGCCGCGGAAAAACTTATTGGATTGTCCAAGTACACAAGAATCGCACAATGGTGTGCGAAGCGTGGAACTCTTCAGGAAGAATTGTGTAATGACATCGCAAAAGAAATAATGAAAGCAACAGGTAGTAAAGATGTGGGGGTTTACATTCAAGCTACGCATGGTTGCTGTGAGAATCGTGGTATTATGGCGCATAGTTCGTTAACTCAAACTACAGTACTTAAAGGTGCGTTTACTAAAGACGCTGGTACTAAGAAAGAGTTTATGGATAATATTAAGCTACAACAAGATTTTGCTCCTCGTTGATGAAGGCGTTAGTACTTGTAGCACATCCAGATGATTGTGTGATATGGGCTAAAGCATATATGGATGCTCATCCTGAACATGGATGGACCATAACTTATCTTACACACTGGAGATTTCACAAGCGTGGCCGTGAGATTGCTCGATATTGGCGCAAGAGAAATATTCCTGTGCGTTTTTTAGGATTTAAAGATCACGGTAGAGACTTAGGCACTAATAGTTTAATCACTTGGTCCGAAAAAGAAGCTATCGGGGTATTACAAAGGGCTACCGAAAACTATGATCTATTACTAACACACGGGGTAGAAGGGGAATATGGGCATCCGCATCATCGTGTTGTACACAAGGCTGTAAAAGATATCCTGTTTGTGAAGAAGATTTATTTTTCAAACAATCCTACAGATATGGCCTATCCTGTAGTAATTGAAATAGATGAATTGCCAAGACACAGAGCCGCTATAGAAGCTCATAGTCAACCTATTGCATATTATAAGGAAGCAACATAATGAAAGAACAAATATTTACAAACTTAACCGACGATATAGATTTTAGTAAAGATGCTCCTTGGACTAATCTTATAGAAGAAGATTATCATGTTAAAGTGTTCGAAGATATGTATCCTTGTACTCCTGGGCATTTGTTATTTGTGCCAAAATACAATACTATAAGTGTACTAAGTGATGCGTTTGAAGATGCTGTCCGTTGGGGGCAAAGTATGGTCGACAATGGAGAGTGCGAAGGATTTAATATTGGACTAAATTATGGAGAAGTGGCCGGACAAACAGTTAAATGGCCGCACATTCATCTTATCCCCCGTAGAACTGGAGATGTTGAAGATCCTATTGGCGGTATTCGTAATGTTATTCCTGGAATGGGTAATTATAAAAATAAATAGTATTACAGCGGTCTTTTGGATGTCACCCCGCTTGATAAATTCTGTCATCTATGCTATAATCTAACATAGGAGAATTATAATGGCACACAAGAAATATCTACCAAGAGCGTACAAATATACAAGTACCAAAGAATATCACGATGCGTTTCCATGCGCTTATCGTCAATGGCGGGCAGACAGTCATTGTAATCTAATTCACGGATACTCATTTAGTATGAAGTTTTATTTTGGCACAGATGATTTGGATGTTCGAAACTGGGCTGCCGATTATGGGGGACTTAAAGAACTCAAATCTGTATTAGAAGATCAATTTGATCATACATTAATTGTAGCACAAGATGATCCAGAAATAGCAACATATAAACTGCTAGAAGAAAAGAAAATGGCTAAAGTTGTTATATTGCCCAAGTTAGGTTGCGAAGGTTTATCAGAAATGCTTTACAAGTATGTAAATGGCGTTTATATTCCCGACAACTGGGGTCCTGGCGAAGCAGAACGCTTATGGTGCTACAAAGTAGAAGTTCGCGAAACCCAAAGCAATATGGCTTATAGAGAAGGACATCGCGAATGGGACGAGGATTTATTCGCATAGCTTAAAAATTATTAAGTGCTCATATTATCAAGTAAATAGTAGTATCGTGTTTAAAGGATAATATGAGCAAAGCTAAAAAACCCACTGTTAACGAATATAAAATAGCAGTATTGCTACCCACTCGCGGTAGAACCACAGCATTAAAACTTAGCATTATTAGCTTGTTCAATCGAGTTCTTGATATGGACAATGTACAAATCATCTTGGGTTTTGACAATGATGACCAAATAGGATTCAATTTCTTTACAGAAGAAATCCAGCCTTGGATGGATAGTAAAGAAATCAACTATGTTGTATCACAATTTGATCCAATGACTTATACTGGATTGAATCGTTACTACAACGGACTTGCTACACTAGCATCTGCTGATTGGTTGTTTGTATGGAACGACGATGCCCTAATGGAAACTACCGGGTGGGATAGAATTATTGACAAACATACAGGCGAATTTAAATTACTCAAGATTCACGTTCATAGAGAACATCCATATTCTATTTTCCCTATCATTCCCAAAGAGTGGTTTAACTTATTCGGGTATCTATCACGTCATCAAATGACTGACGCAGAAGTTAGTCAAATGGCATACATGATGGACTTAATGGAAATTGTAGAAATTTATGCTACCCACGATAGAGCGGACTTGACTGGTAGTAACAAAGATACTACCTTTAAAAATCGAGAATTATTAGAAGGTAATCCCAATAATCCCAAAGACTTCCATTATCCAAGTTATGTTAGTGCTAGATTAGCCGACTGTGCTACTATTATTGCTTACTTAAAATCTCAAGGTAAAGACACTAGCTTTTGGGATAATGTTGTGGCTGGCAAACAAGACCCCTGGGTTAAGATGCGGGCCAATGACATCAATAAACAAATGACAATATCGGCTCCTGTATAATGAGTAAGATAACCGAAAGCACACATTTAGATCGCTGTTTAATTACAGGTGAGTTTGTTACTAAAGTTTTAGACTTTGGCCAACACGCTTATGCCGATACATTTATCGCAGAAGATCAGTTGAATATGTCCGAGCCAGTATTCCCACTACAACTACATTTAAATGCTAACTCGGGCGGATTACAATTAGGTTATGTTAGTGATGCCGAAGATCGTTACAATTTGTATAGCTATAGTTATACCTCTAGTAACAGTAAAACTGCTCGCAATCACTGGGATGAATATGCCGATACTATTAAAAGTAAATTCAATACTGAAGGACTTGTAGTAGAGATTGGCAGTAACGATGGTTATCTGATCGGCCATTTTACTAGTGATAAGATTAAAGCTATTGGTATTGACTCCAGTGCCGCTATGTGTGACATTGCTAAAGAACGAGGTGTAGAAACTATTAACGAATTGTTTACTAAGGATGTTGCGGCAGCCCTTGAAATAGCTGAAGGTCCAGCTAGTGTTGTTATGGCAAACAATGTGTTCAATCATGCTAATGATCCTGTTGCCTTTGCTAGTGCTGTAGCCGATTTGTTAGCCAAAGACGGAGTGTTTGTATTTGAAGTTCCTTATTGGGCGAGTATGATCGAAAGCGAACGTTTTGTTGATATGGTTTATCACGAACACATTAGTTATTTTACTGTTAAGAGTATTTGGAACTTGTTACAACAAGTAGGTATGGAAATAGCAGACTTTGATATTGTTGATTATCACGGGGGTAGTCTTCGTGTTATTGCTAGACACAGCACCGATAACGGAATGCCGTTTTTGGTTCGTGGTGCTATTGAAAACGAAACTGCCATGGGATTGTTTGATACTAAGTTTTATAAAACACTACAAACTAAGTTTGAAACCCATCGTAACAAGTGGCTATTAAACTTTTATGAAATATTGTCTAAAGAACCCGAGGCTGTTATTATTGGTGTAGGAGCTGCTGCCAAAGCTAACACATGGCTAACTTGGCATGGGCTTAATAAAACACACTTACATTGTATTACAGATGCTAGTGAGTTTAAGCAAGGCAAGTATACTCCATTAAGTCGTATTCCTATTCGAGGCGACGAAGAGTTTGCTCGACATACCAATCCTTATGCTTTAGTACTAAGCTGGAATATCGGCGAACCATTAAAACAAGCATTACTTAAAATCAACCCTAACACAGAGTTTATATCACAATGAAACATTACAACATTTACAACAACACAGAACCTAAGTTAGGTCAATTTACAGACGACCGCGGGAGTATTACCGATATCTTCCATTTAGTGGATATGAACTCTGGTTGCCTTATTACTAATACACCTGGTGCTATTCGTGCTAATCACTATCACAAGCTGACTACACAGTATACCTATATACTTACAGGTTCTATTGATTACTACTCTAAACCTGTTGATAGTGAAGAGCCAGCTAATGTTATTACAGCAGGACCAGGCGAATTTATCATCTCTGAGCCTAATGAAATACACGCTTGGCGTACAGGCCCAGAAGGTTGTACTCTTATTGCGTTTGCTCAAGGTCCACGCGGCGGTGAGGACTATGAATCAGATACTATCCGTGTAGAATCTATCATCCCTAATGTATAAAAAAGCAATCATATTCGGAGCTCACGGTGGAATAGGACAAGCAACAGCAGAACAGTTCCTGCGAGCCGGTTATGTAGTTGTTCCTGTTCACCGTGGGTTGCTGGATTTTACAGATCCTAAAAGTAGTAAAGCTGCGTCAGATTTATTAACTGAAGCTAATCCTGATGTTGTTATTAATTGTGTTGGACACTTTGATAACGGTAATAGCGAATCACACCACGCAACATTTAATATTAATGTAGGATCAAACTGGTCTATTATTAAACATTACATTGATAATCCAGGTAAGAAACCTGTTAAAATTATTATGGTGGGATCAAGTGCTTACAAGTCAGGACGCAAGGCCTACATTTTGTACGCGGCCAGTAAAGCAGCACTATATAATGTATGGCAAGGTGCTTGCGATTATTTTAACGATAGTAATGTTACTATAGGGTTAATAAATCCAGTAAGAACACGCACCCCAATGATAGATATGTCAACTCCAGCTTTTTGTTTAGAGCCTAAGGATGTAGCATTAGAAATAGTAAGCATGGCATCAACACAGACTAATCAACTTGTTGATATGAAGTACCCAGAGGAGAATTAAATGAAAATTGGTTTAATAGGACGCGGCACAGTAGGTAAAGCAGTTTACGAAGGTTTAAATCATTTAGGTCATCAAATGAGTTTCTTTGATCCGGCATACGAAGGATCTCTATTACAAGATATATTAGATACTGATTGTGTATTCCTGTGTGTTCCAACCAATCAAGCAGAAAACGGTGATTGCGATACAAGTATTGTGGAGCGAGTAGTTACTGAATTAGATCAAGCTGGCTACAAAGGTTTGGTAGCAGTTAAAAGTACAGTGGTTCCGGGTACAAGTGACAGACTAAGTGCCGAACATCCAAGTTTGCGTATTTGTTCGGTGCCAGAATTTCTCCGTGCCAAAACAGCATTAGCTGATTTTATGTACAATCATGATTTGCTAATTATCGGTAGTGACCGTGAAGAAGATTTTGATATGATTAAAGAGATTCATGGTAACTTGCCACGCAATGTTGCGTGTGTTAAACCAGCTGAAGCAGAAGTTGTAAAGTATTTTAATAATGTAAACCATTCTGTACAAATTATCTTCTCCAATATTGCCTATGATGTATGTAAAGCTCTTGGCGTAGACTACAATAATGTTTACAATGCTATTATTAAGCGTGATTGCTTTAATCCAGCATACTTGATGTGCAACGAGAACTTGCGTGGATTTGGCGGACATTGTTTACCTAAAGATACATCCGCATGGGCTAACTTGGTCAAGAAGTTGGGATTAAATTATACAATGATTGATGCTGTACAAGAAGATAATAAAGGTTTGTCTAAATGAGTAAAATTCTAGTAACAGGCGCTAGCGGCTTATTGGGCACAGAATTCTGCCGCCAACTTAAAGAAGTTGGACACGAAGTATGGGCGGTAGATAATCACAGTCGTAGTACAACTATTCCACCTTGCGACCATTGGGTTAAGATGGATTTATTAAACGATGGTGCTTTTACCGGCTATGTTGAATTACCTAAAGACTTTGAATACATTTATCACTATGGTGCTATCAATGGCACAACAAACTTTTACAAAATGCCTAATAAGGTATTAACTAATAACTTTATCTCTGATATTAACATTTTTGAGTTCGCTGGCAAATGCACAAATTTAAAACGTTTGGTATATGCTTCAAGTAGTGAAATTGTATCAGATGATCCTACAAGTCCGTTAGCAGAAAACACAGACGTATTAATTAAAGATATACACAATGCTCGCTGGAGTTATCGACTGGCTAAGATTACCTCTGAGAATTATTTGGCTAACTCTGAACTGCCATATGTTATGATCCGTTATTTTAATGTATATGGTGAGAATAGTAAACAAGGACACTTTTTGGGCGACCAAATCAACAAGATTAAAAACGGTATCTTCTCTGTAATTGGTGGGCAGGAAACTCGTAGCTTCTGTCACGTAAGCGATGCTATTCGTGCCAGCATTTATGTTGCCGAAAATATTAACCGCGAAGTGGTTAATGTGGGTAACGATCGTGAAATTTCAATTGGTGATGCTGTTAAAGTTATTGCTGCTGTAATGGGTCACTCAGATGCTGTGTTTGAGCAATTACCAAGTATGCCAGGTTCGGTCCAAAGTCGTCGTCCAGATATTACCAAACTGCGTTCGATTATGCCCGACTACAATCCAATGTCGTTTGAAGAAGGTATTCGTCAAATTCTGTCGTAATCACTTGACGACCTAAATACAAGTGTGTATAATACTTGTATGGACCATACTAATTTAACTTATAAAGATGTAGAATCGTTATCTAACGAAATACTACGCCAAATGAACAAAGACGGCTGGATGCCAGATTATGTCGTAGGATTAACTCGCGGCGGATTATTACCAGCTGTTCTTATTAGCCATTATTTGGATGTGCCAATGGAAACACTTAAAGTATCTTTGCGTGATGGCCAAGAACAAGAACACAACTGTTGGATGGCGGAAGATTCTGCCGCAGGAAAAAATATCCTTATTGTAGATGATATTAATGATTCCGGGGCTACACTTAACTGGATCAAAAAAGATTGGGCAGACAGCGTTGCCTCTGCTGACTGGAATAATATCTGGAATGTGAATGTTCGCTTTGCTGTATTGTTAAACAATGAGCCAAGTGAATTTAAACGTATTGATTATTCAGCATTAGAAATTAATAAATTAGATGATCCACGGTGGGTCAATTTTCCCTGGGAAAACTTTTGGTTTAAATAACCGTCGCAGTTAAGTTATAAATTCCCAATGATAGCCTGCCGCTGATTTACGGTAGCCTCTTCCTATTATAGAATCGGTTATATCTCTAGGACATTTTAATCCTACATATTCTGCGGCAGCTTTGAGTGTTGAAAATTCTAACCCGAGTTCAATACATCTAACTGGACTTGGAGTTCTGGGAGATTGTGAATTACTTTTAGATACAGATTTGTTACCTAGGATATAACCACAAGGGATTTCTTCCCCATGTTTAATCCTAATTTGATCATCGGTTATTGGATTATAATACCATTTAGTGCCACAAGCTGACTTTGACCATATGTCTATATTTCCAGGAAGTTTACCTTTCTTTGCGGCACTTATATTCTGACATTGTTCTATCGGTCTCTTCTTACCAAAAAATGGATGTAATTCTCCTTTGAGGCCTTCGTTATTTTTAAATCGTTTTTTTCCATTCGGTAATCTATACTGCTCGTTTAGTAATAGCGGATTACTCCAGTGCTCATATATAAAATGTTGTTCAAAATCGTAAGCGTCATTACCGTCATAAAATTCTGCTATAATATACCAATCATACTCATCAAATTTTGGTTGTACAGTTGTTGACGAAGTTCTATACTTAAATAAGTCTATATGCGACGGAGTAGTATTAGCTTCTCTATATCCAATATAGAATTCTTTGGTTATTTTGTGTATGCCTAAATAAACATATGGCATCACTCTAGTTGAGGTATAAATAATCATGCTGATTGCTCCGTTAAGCGTTAGAGTCGATGGATACATTCAATATCGCGATCGACACTTTTATTTAGCCATAACACTTGATTAAATCTAAATATATGTGTATAATTAAGCATAAACATATCAAGGAACATATAGATGTCAAAACTTAAAGTAGCAGAACTATTTTATAGTATACAAGGAGAGGGAAGATATATGGGGGTGCCATCAATCTTCTTAAGAACCTTTGGTTGCAATTTTAAATGTTCTGGTTTTGGTATGCCCAGGGGTCAACTAAGTACAGAAGCTGATGGAGTTAGTCCTGATGGATTTACAGCATATGAAGAACTACCATTAGTTAGTACTGGCTGTGATAGCTATGCTTCGTGGGATCCACGCTTTAAAGATTTAAGTCCGTTATTAGAAACAGATTTAATCGCTGAACGCATTGTAGAAATGCTACCTTATAAACAATGGGCACATGAGCATTTAGTTATTACAGGTGGCGAACCTTTGTTAGGCTGGCAACGAGCTTATCCTGATTTGCTAGATCATCCTGATATGAAACTATTGCGTGAAATTACATTTGAAACTAACGGCACACAAAAGTTAAGCGAAGAGTTTAAAAACTATTTAAATAACTGGCAGTTAGATGGTATTGGTAAACCTAGACAAGTTACATTCTCTGTAAGTGCTAAACTAAGTTGTTCAGGAGAATTGCGCGAAGAAGCTATTAAGCCAGAAGTAGTTTGTGACTATCAAGAAGTAGGATACACTTATTTAAAATTTGTAATTGCCACAGAAGAAGATGCTGAAGAAGCATTAACAGTAGCACAAATTTATCACAACGCAGGATTTAGGGGGCCTATCTACTTAATGCCTGTGGGCGGAGTTGAAAGTGTATACTCACTAAATAATCGTCGTGTAGCAGAGTTAGCCATGGCCAATGGCTTACGCTATAGTGATAGATTACAAGTTCCTTTGTTCAAAAACGCCTGGGGTACATAATATGTTAGACACATTAAAAAGATTATTTAAAAAGAAAAAGATCGCTGCTGTAGCAACAGAGCAAGTTAAATCTGCTAAACAGATTGCTACAGAAAAAGGTGAGGCATACTTTGAAATTTTAAGTATGGATATTGATCCCAATGATATTAACGCAGGTGCGTTTGAGTTTGACTGGAACGATAAAATGATTGCTGATCTTATTCGTCATGGTTATCAAATGGATCAACGGGACACAGATGCTGATATTATTGACCGCTGGTTTACAGCAGTATGTCGCAATGTAGTATTAGAAACTGCCGAACAATATGAAGCTATGAGCACCCGTGTTGTAAAAAGCAGAGACATCGGCGACGGGCGTAGCGAAGTTAGTTAATGCTAATATATGTAAACGGTGATGGCCATGCTTCGGCAGCCCAAGCAGTTAATCAATACTTAACGGCAGGCGAAGATCCTAATTTAATGTATATGGGAAAATTAGCACATCCAGAAAACTTAGCTGTTAGCTGGGGAAAGATGTTAAGTTTAACGCTTAAAGCTGGATTACATTGTGAAGCAAGGCCCAATAATACTATTGATACTATTATAAGTTCTACTAGACAACAGATAGCAGACAAAGGTACGGATGCATTAGTAATTATGCAATGGCCTGATACCACCTGTGGCGAATTGGAAATTTGGGATCTCCATCAAGAGCTAAACAATCAAAATGTCAAACACATATTCTTTAACAGTAGTAATACTATTAGAGATCAATATGACTGGGGGATAAATTATATCACCGATACTTACCAAAACATATTACAAACTGCCAATATCGAAACAGTTTCTCCAAATTCTATCTATTTTGGGCGAGATGGCCACGCTGTTTGGAACCGTTTTCTCTTAAACTATGTTATTAAACACAAATTCATTTGACATTTAATATAAATTCTGTTATACTGTTTGTATGAAATACGTTCTTATAGACACAGCTAATCTCTTTTTTCGTGCCAGACATGGAGCCTTTAGAGCCGCAGACACGTGGGAAAAGGTAGGGTTCGCACTACACGTCACTCTAATGGCTGCCAACAAAATGGCACGTCGCTTTGAAGCAGATCATGTGGTATTTGCTCTTGAAGGACGCAGTTGGCGTAAAGACTTTTATAAACCATACAAAGCCAACCGTACTGTAGCTAGACAAGCTCTCACAGAAGCAGAAGCAGAAGAAGACAAAATGTTTTGGGAAACCTATGATTCTTTGACTAAATACTTGTCAGAGAAGACAAACTGTAGTGTTATCCGTTGCCCAACAGCAGAAGGTGATGATATTATAGCCCGTTGGATTGCATTACATCCACAAGACGAACACGTTATTATCTCCAGCGACACCGACTTCGTTCAGTTACTAGCAGAAAATGTTAAACAATACAACGGTATCACGGACGAGTTACATACTATAGAAGGAATATTCGATGCTAAAGGAAAAGCGGTTATCGATAAGAAAACTAAGGAACCTAAGTCGACGCCGAACCCAGAATGGCTACTCTTCGAGAAGTGTATGCGAGGAGATAGCTCGGATAATGTCTTCTCAGCGTATCCCGGCGTCAGAACTAAGGGCACTAAGAACAAGGTTGGACTCCAGGAAGCGTTTGAAGATCGCACGAAACAAGGCTACTTCTACAATAATTTAATGTTACAGCGTTGGACTGATCCGGATGGATTAGAACATAAAGTATTAGATGATTATAGTCGAAATGTAACATTAGTAGATTTAACAGCACAACCAGAAGAAGTAAAAGCAATAGTAGATGCTACTATACAAGAACAAATTAGTCACAAAGATGTCGGACAAGTCGGTGTAAGATTTTTACAATTCTGCGGAAAATACGAATTGAATAAATGTAGTGAAAATGCCGAATCGTTTGGTAACTGGATGAATGAAACTTATAAAGGTGTATTAAATGGCTAAAGATATCTTTTGGACCACAGTAACATTTAGTATTATACTTGGAATGTTATTATTGGCAGTATGGCCTGCTGATAAAAATCAAGTAGTAATAAAATATGATTGTAGAATGCTAATGGGCGGATGGCATCCCGATGTACCATTAGCAGTACAAGAAGAATGTAGAAAAAGGAGTAGTAAATGAGTTTAGTAGCTAAACCTGTAATAGACAAACAATTTTGGATTTTACAAGAAGATAATAACAAAGTTGGCAATATTGAAGCTTGTGCCGGCGGGTATCAAGTTAAAATCAATAATCAAATAGTAGCACAATACAAAACTATTAAGTTAGTTGAGCGTAACATTAATGTTACATTTGAACCTGCTGTTAAAATAGAAAAGAAAAAACTTATACCAAATTCTGTACATGGGTTTCTAACAGCAGGTCGTGTATACAATCCTATGTGGGACGTTCCACAAAAATTGCCAGTATATACAAAAAGCAAAAAAAGTCGTAGCTGGTATGCCGCAGGTTGGTATACTGTTCGCAAAGGACGCCATTGGGCCACTATGTTAAATCCTAAACTAATCGTATTACAACGATATCCTTACAAAGGACCATTTCACACACCAGAGGAAGCAGAACCAAAATGATTTATCTATTAACGTATTTTGTTCTTGATCACTTTGATGCTCCTAGCATTTATTTTAAAATATTTTGGGGTGTTATTATTATTGAGATATTATTTTCAATAGTAGGATCCATCGTTAAAGCAATATCAAACAACTAAAAAGGAAAAAATATGACAAATATGTTTAGAGATTCAGATAAATTTATGACGGCCTGTGAGCAAACAATCTCAGGCATGAACGACGAACAATTTAAGTTATATTGTAATTTAATTACAGAAGAATATGAGGAACTTGCTGCCGCTATTGCTGCCGGTGATCCTGTAGAAACTTTAGATGCGTTAGTAGACATCTTAGTAGTTACTATTGGAGCAATTAATTCCATGGGTGCAGACGGAGAAGGTGCGTGGCGCGAAGTAATGGCCACTAATTTTGCTAAGATTGATCGTCAGTTAGGCAAAGTTCGCCGCCGTGACGATGGCAAGATTCTTAAACCAGAAGGTTGGGAGCCGCCTAAGTTACAAAATTTCCTAAAACGCGAACACTAATGCTACATTTACAAAAATTTCTCGACAGAGTTAGGGGAAATGATGCTCGTGGGGGTAAGGACTTTACTATGCCCATGAGTGAAGCAAAAGGCATGCATGCCGACTTAACCGAGCTATTATTAGAGCTTAGACTACTAAAAGAAGCTAAACTAAGCCCTAAAGACGAGATTATTGAAGTAAAAATTGGGGGCGGTAGCTTTAAATAAGGAAGATATGTATGTATATTATGGCTAAATAGTATACTACCATGTCACGTCCAAAACCTATAATCTTAGCCGAACTTACAAATAAGTCCACATACAAAACTGAACAAGTTTTAGCTTCAGACGGTGTGTGGGCTGTTTACTTTGACAGTCAACCTGTTAATCTTAAAACATCTAATATGTTAGTACAATATCCTGGTCCTAAATACAAAAAGGTTAACTTCTCTAATCCAGGCCACGCTATCAACTTAGCAAAAAAACTTAATGTGCAATTTAAGACAGATAAGTTTAGTGTAGTCTTACTTAAACAAGGCGACCAAGTTTATCCTTGAGATAATCTTATGTCTCGCAACAAAC